TTGCGGTATCTATCCCAATAATCATGTTGCACCACTGTTACGGCGGCGGTGCCAAAAGACATAGCATTAGCGGCCATATTTGGCGTTACGGCGGAATAATTAAAAACACACTGGTTTTTGTCGCCAGTGTTTTTCTCGGCCCAAAAGTCGGGCATAAAATGCGTGAACAAAAAAGCGACGCCATTTTTCGGTACGCTCTCCCGAACGGCCTTCTCATATTCCCGGTCTATTTTATTGCCCGTGGTTACGTTAGGTTTAAGGGTGCAACTATTGGGACACGTTCCGTACATGTTGCCAGGGGCGGCCCTATATGTGACGGCAAGGCCTGCGGTTTTCTTTGCGCGGCTAGTTTCAGTACAATTTAACATAGTGTTTTCTCCTGTGTATGGGTTAACTCCCATACCTTATGCCAAAAAGAAAAGCCCGGGTCAAGCCCGGGCCTAAGTTTTATTTTTGGATGGTTTTAGGCATTGGGCGTTACCGCATCAAACAAAGAGACGCAAGCTAGCATGCTATCGGTAGGCACCGTATCGAACACCAATTTAAGAGGGTGTTTCCGATAGGTTTTCATAAACTCCGGCGAGGCATATTTTAGATACATCGTATCCAATAATTCATCCCGGTAAACGTCGCCATATTCCCAACGGCCTAACGTGCCATCCGAGCGGCCCGCAATAAACCATGCCGCATGCTCCGGGTTTTTATCCTCGTCTTCTGGCGAGGCATAGGCTTGCAAGACGCGCTGTTCTAAGGTGCCAATCCAAGGGACGGAATGTTTGGGGTTAGGTTGTCCCACAAAAATTGCATAGGGGTCATCAATGTCTCTCAAGTCAGATAATAAATGGCTCATATTTTTTCTCCTTCATAGATAATAATTTCTTGTGCAGTCATGTCCTCTTGCAAAAATCCTTTTTTGTTTTTTACAACGGGATACGCGACAGCCGTTAATTTCACGGGCTCTTCGAGCCATTTTATATCAAGGTTTATTGAATGAGATTTATCGAGGGTGTCTATCCAAATATCCCCGCCCAAAATCTCCTGTGAAAACCCGTTATCAACAGCGTATTCAATCTCGCTCATTAGAAACTTAATTACAGTAGACATTAAGTTTTCTTTTAGCATGGTTTTCTCCTGTATGGGTTAAAGCGCATACGTTATGACAGAAAAGAAAACCCGGGTCAAGCCCGGGTCAAGTTTTATTTTTTCTTAGCGTCATCCCTTTTCTTTAGAAGGTCATACGCCTCATCAAAAGATTTAGCAGTGCCCACTAAAAACTCCTACGGCGGCGGGGCGTTGTCCGCATCTTTCTTGGGGGTGGTGTGTTTGCGTATTTTTTCCAATCCGGCCCGTACAACAGGCGTCCAATTAAACTAAGCAGAAACATTTATGTCTCCTTTAATTGGGTCAAACATATAGTTTACCGGATCGTCGCTTTCCTCAGTTGTGAAATCAACAGGCATGGTCCACATCCCAAACCTACGATCAGCACTAAGCCGAGCCTCCTCTTGGGTGGCAAAGCGCTGGCCGTTAAAGACCCTCTCGTCGTCGTTCATAATGAACACTGGTTTCCAAGACATATTTATTCTCCGTTGTTGTTTAGGGACGAACAGGGTATGCGATTATCTAGGACAAATCAACCCCATAATTTCATCCCAATTAAACGGCTCTTCTACCAAAAGATTTGGCGGGCACTTTATCCCTTCCATCCTGGCGTCAATCGCTTTGGACGCATGGTATACTCGGATCGTGTCTTTTTCTTTCTTGGTGGACCTCCTAACCAAAATCCAAGCACTGCCGTTCTTATGGTTATCCATCCAAGTTATCTGATGGGGAGATAGATCTATCGCTCTACCGCCAGTATGTTTTAGCTCTACAAAATGAAACAGGCCGTTCTCATCTTGTAGGATGACATCAGGTATCCCCGGCGTCGCCCAGGTCTCCAGCCTCGTCATCAATAGTTTCCTCTGGCTCTTCGTCACGCCCTCTTTCATCAGCTTCCACAAGCCGCTTTCGCGCTTTGCGGCGGTTCGCGGTATTGTCCGGCTCTTCGGGAGTGATATCGATGGTGATGGGGGCATAGCTCTGCTTGATCTCCTCTAAGGCTTTTAACACTTCATCTTTAGACATGGAATCGATAGACCCGTGGCGGATCTCTGACTTGTTCACGTATATGTCTCCTTGGGCCTGCCCACGTCGATACTCGGCTTGTACGGCGGCGGAGTAGGCACCGTTCTGCAATGCCATGTCACGGATCGTCTGAAGGTCTCTCAGGTGCCTTTGATAGGTCACCCCAAACTTTACGTCTAGCTCTTCACGATATGACCGGATGGCGGCTACAACATGAGGGCTCTTGTCAGGGTTGGTAAGCTCATAGGCTCTACTGTGGGCACTACTAGCAGGGTAGCCAGCGTTGATGGCCGCCTCTCGCAATGTTATCTGCCCATCCTTGCTTACAAGCTCCTTTACAAAAAGCTCCTGCTTACGGGTTAGCTTAGTGTTTACAGTTAAAGCTTTACGCCCACGGGTCTCAACCCAATCGGGATCAGCGTCTTTTTTCTTTACAGCATGCTTGCCCATTTTCTTCACCGTTAATTTACATGAGGCTTACAAGTTTTCTGCCTTATATATAAGGGGGGTTCAACCAAATTTTACAAAAATTGACTTCCAAAAATCTTTTGAATGACTTGGAGTGGAACAAATGGAACACTTTTTGGACTTAGTGGAACACGATTTTTCAACTCCACCAAGGGATACAGAGATTTGTTCCATTTGTTCCACGTGTTCCACCCCAAAAATAATTTTTTTCAAAAAAAATAATTTCTCCCCTATATATATATAGCGATTTGCCTGGAACAGTTTAAGTGGACCGAGAGCCGTGATTTAGGGTTATTGGTCTAAGCGACCATCTCTTGATACGTTTCTAACATTTCAACTACTTCTTCCCATCCAAAGCATGCGTGATCCCCGGTGAAGGGATCGTCGTCGTCGGATATAGAAGAGGGTGGGTAGACAGTCATGTCCGTGTAGCTCATAGATCGGTACACCTCTATGTCTGCACCAATCTTCTTGCTGATGCGGTGAGCCTTCGCTCGGATAGCGGCGTTAGGGTCTTTCTGCTTCGACACATCTGTGTCTGGCATTTTGACGTTATCTGAGGTTAGTTCAAAGACTTCAGCGATACGTGCCCGTCGTTTCACTTTCGGGTGCTTGATAGAGACAATGCCCTCGGATGCGATACGACCACACACGTAGCGATTGCCACTGATCAATTGCCAGTGCCACCCTGCGACGACCAAGAATATTCGGTCTTTGCGCTGGCCGTGTGTAAGCCGTAGCCAGTGCGCCAGGGTGATGCCCTTGGACCGCCCAAACTTACAACCTTCGGGCGGGGGTAGCATGGTCATTTGGATACCGCAGTCGTTGAGGACACTTTCGACCTCGCCTGTATGCGTACCTGTGACCATCCGTCTTCCGGTTTTCATTCGGATCAGCCGTGCGGCCTCTCCGGTAGTCAGGTCGGTGACGGCGGATATTACGGAAGGACCGCAATATCGGTTCTTGTCTTTGCCGTGGTTGACGGCTTTCAGTTTAAGCTTCATTCGATTCTCCAATCGTTAGAGGATCTCGGTCCGCTTAAACCGTCCCAATCATATTCACAATGTACAAGAGCGTGACGGGGTTCGGCCCCCGTTCTTTCAATATAAGAATTATCGCATATAAAGGTTAACAAAAGGTTAACGTAATTAAGAGAGTTAACCTATATCTAGTTAAGAGTTAGGGTATTATTGCATACCAGCTATGCGCTAAACGCATAACCCCACCAGCGTTGCATAGATCACTGGTGGGGTTATCACTTCGACACGGTTACATCCTTGGCCGCTCACTATGAACTAGTCGGAAAAATATTCAAACCCGACTTACTGAGGCCCACGGCACTTCAGGAATGTTTCATGGCTTTCGCACCGCTAAGAGAAAGCAAGGTACGGCCCCCCATGTTAGGGGGCGGTAAGGGCCTCAACTTAAAATGGTGGGTAGAGCTTGTCCTCCTCTATTTCGTCAGCCTGCTTCCGCAGGGCGTCGGCTCTAGCAAAATCTTTCGAGCGCCACTCTATTTCGGTAGCTTGGCGCAAGAGGGCCTTTCGACGTTCCAGGCCCGTGGGCCACGTTTGTGGGTTCGTGGGGTCCGCTTTTTGCCACTTGAGGACCGTGTCACGACCTTTGGTCATTATATCAAACATCGTCGTCGCTCCAAACCGTAGACTTGCCGTTGCCTAAGAGAGCCGCTAACCGTTCTTTGTTGGTCAGCAAGTCATCTATCCGGGGTGGTTTTTGACGGTTTTGACGACGCTCCTCGGCCCTTGAGATGGGAGCCCTGCTCGTTATCCTTTCGAGGCGGTTTATAGCCTCGTCCAAATCAGTGGCAGTCTGCTTTAAGGAATGACGTATGAGGTGATCGACGGGGTCTAGTTCATCGTCGTCCTTCTCTGATGTATCAATGTCCAAGAGCCAGTCGGCACTTACGTCGAGGGCCTCGGACAGCGGTTTGATATACTTGCTACTAGGCATCCCTTTATCGTTAACCCAAAGGTTCAAAGATGGTTGGGCGACGCCCAGGTCGCGTGCTAACTGCGACTGTGTGGTTTCAGCGCGTTTAATTGCGACACGAAGCCGTTGGCCGAATGTCCAGTAATGACCGAAGGGTATCGCTGTTGGTTTGGAATTATTTTTCATCGGTCTCGACCTCCTCGACAATCTTATCAACGGCCTTGGACTCAGCGTCCAAATCTTCGAGGGCCTTGTACACGTAATCGCACCAAGCGTGAGTAGCTTTCCAACGCCCGTCGTTAAAGAGACGCTCCATTTCAAACCAAGCGTCTTCCGCCTTTTGGATTGTACGAAGCTCAACGGAGTAGGTGTTAAGCAGTTCGCGGTTTACTTGGCGCATGCAGTTGATGGCGTCAAAGATAATCTTGCGCTCATCGTGGTTTAGTCTAGCCATTTCAGTTCTCCATTATTGATATGGGACGGCTCTTATAAACCCTCACAAAATAGGTGTCAACTATTTTTTTCTACCATGGTTTGGATGGAAGTTTTTCTCGCGCTCGGCTTCGCGGCGCACCCTTACTGCTTCGTCAAAGTCATCGAAGTGTCCGAGGATCGTGGTCTCATAATCGGAGGTTATCTTGGC